AATGAACTGCCGGTGGCGTGAATTGTTTGAACATCTCAACTTTGCATTCAGAGCATCGCATCAATGGTTCATCACCAATTGCAAAGTGTTGCTCAAGTTCGATGTAACAATTTAGGCATTTGAATACATAGATTGGCATTACTCTTTCCTTTCCAATAATCCTGCATCTTGCAACTTTGTAACAATGACAATCGCCATCCGCCTTGGTGTATCTGGCAAACTTGTTTCGTAATAACGCCACAAGATGCGAGCAACTTCGGCAGTAATTTCCTCACTCACAACAACTTCTTGCCTTCGTCATTTAACGCAAACTCAATTCTTGCTTTTGCAATTGGCAAATACTCTTGAGTCAATTCAATTCCAACAAAGTTAAAACCTTCATACATTGCCGCCTTGCCAGTGCTACCGCTACCGGCAAACGGGTCAAGCACAACCCCGCCAGGTGGCGTCACTAATTTGCACAGGTATTGCATCAACGCTGTTGGTTTTACTGTTGGGTGGTGGTTTTGTCGTTCAATATCTTGTCGTGTGTTACTAATTCCACGACCTAACCCATCTCCACTATTGCTGCCAAATGCAGGTGGTCTTTTTGTTAACCCATCCAACCCCTCATTCCTGTCGCGCTTGCTTGCCTTTGCGCAATAGAAAAAGCGTTGTGGTTCGCCAAAGAATTCAACAACCTCGTCACTGCCATCGTGAATGACATTGGCGGGCCAGCGGCCTAGACCATCAATTACGTCTCCATAACCTCTTGTAAGTTTTCCAGTTCCAGGGGCAAACAAATCTTTATCATTATGTTGAACATTTAATTTGGTGCCACCCTCATTCCCAACCCTCGTCGCCTCAATGTTCAACCCGCCGCTGCCATAGGTCAGCACATTGGCCGCGACGGTGCCTATTAGCGGTTTGCGAGCGACAACAATCGGTTCGTGCGCTGGCTTTAATGCGGTGCCCCAGCCCTGCCATTGCCTTGCGGAATCTGTTGCTGGTGCAGTTGGTGTTATGCCAACACCCCAGGCACCATAACGACCTGTTGATTCTGTCTGTGCGCCTTTTTTTGTTTCGCCAATAATTTCACGCTCTGCACCTGCCGCCTTATCAATCGCCTTTGATACATCCAGCGACTTCGGAAAGCCCGAACCATAAATCCACATTATTTGGTCGCGGATTTCAAAACCTGCGTCCTCAATGGCAACTGCCATTCGGTGATAGGTGCGAGAGCCTGAGAAGGCGAGCAAGTGACCGCCGGGTTTTAGAACACGCAAACATTCTTTCCACACTTCAACATTAAAAGCAATTCCGCTTGCATCCCAACTCTTGCCCATAAAGCCCAACTCATAAGGTGGGTCAGTAACAATTGAATCAATGGAGTTGTCTGATAATTCTTTTAGAACATCACGGTTGTCACCTTGATGTAATGTGAAGCGTTCGTGCTGTGTGTGAATCATTCTGGCCCCCTAGGTCAGTTTTGTTAATTTACTGCGTGGAATAGGTGGAATCGAACCACCACGCCTTACCCCGTGTAGAGCGGCCCCCAGGCATTCCGTCTTGGTTAGTAACGGAAGGTGAAACCTAACCAAGAGATTTATTAAACAGGCTTTGCACCTAACTGACCTAACAATGCCAACACTTCTGGTGACAAGTTGTTTGGGTCAACAGGCGCCGCCGCAGGCGCAGGCGTTGCCGCAGGCGTTGCCGGTGCTGCGCCAAGATAGGCATTGGCCTTTGCAACGGCAGCTGCATCGCCAGTTGCATCAATCAAAATCCACGGTGCGGATTTGCCAGGCTTTGCAGTTCCTTGTCCGATACGGGCTAGAACCTTTTGTCCGGTCTTTGTCTTTAGCGCATTTCGTAATGCGACATTAAACCAGAGTAATGATGAATGCTCTTGATTTGTATCAAGGTCAATGACGTTCACTTCAATTGCTTCTGCATCTCCGTGAACCGTTGGAATGCCAGTCTTGTATTCGATTGGCGAGATAATTAGAAGGTGATTGGCAAGGTCTGCCACTTTCACATTCTCTGTTGAGTTGCTTGGTGCTGCGAAGGTCATTCCCCCGACTCCATTCTGTTAGTTGTTTGTTGTCTAACTCTATTCATCGCATCTTCTTCGTGCATTTTCTTGAGGTCATTGATGGTGACTTCATATTCTTTTGTAAAACTTAAATCTTTAATTGAAATCCAAGCGACACTTCCGTGACGAAGGCCGACAAGGTAGCCAATAGAATTTAAGATTCTTGATTGCCATTTGTTCATTGGCTCAATTACCAGTTTGGGTGTCACCATTACATCCTTTCGCTAAGTCTGTGCTGTATGGTAAAAAGTATGGACACCAGTTGCAGTTGCGTGTTGGCGCTGCTGGTATCACGGTTAGCATTGTTGGATTTGCTTCCACATCAACTGTTGAAAGTAAGGTGTAAAGGTCATCCATTCGTGATAATGCTTTCAGTGCAACCGATTCATCGTAATCAAACAACTCCACGTGCATATCATCCAGCGAACCAGATGTCGGCAGATAGACCAATCCAACTTTATTGACGGCAACGCCTTGCTGTGCTTTGCCATAACCGTAAAGTTGGATTTGAACTTGTTGTTGAATCGTAGCACCAGAGCTGCGGCGCTCTTTGAGTTGTGTGAATCCAGTTGTTTTCCAATCTAGGACAATGCCACGAACTGAATCAAACAGGTCCACAGTTCCAGACAAGTTGGCACGGATTTGAACTCTTTGTTCGACTTCATATCCTTCCAACTTGCCAAAGATTTCGGCCAGGTGTGCGTGAATTGCAGTTCCAACTTGAGCTGCCCAGGTGCTGCTGCCGGTTTCATTGGGTTTATCCCAATCAAGTAACTTGTATGCAAGTCGGCGGCTGCATTCGTGGCCAATCTCAGATGGTCCAATTGCAATCTGTTTGCTTCTTGGTGTCCAGACACCTGCTTGATTTATTATTTCACGCAGCTGTTGGCCAAGTTGCTCACCTGGTGTTGAGATAGATGTGAAGGTCATTCATCATCCTCTTCATAAATCTCTTCATCTGGGATTGATGGCGTGACCTTCTCAATCCATGGATTCAATGTTGGGATGCTCATTGATTTTCCACCAATGAGAACCGGCGTGAATGCTGCACCACTTCAAGCAATTCAATTACTTGTGGTGGCAGAATCTCACGTGCGCGTTTTGTATCAAATCGCTTTGATTCAATGTTCGTCCAGCGAACAACTGGCAATCCATTGTGAACTGCTTCCTCACAGTCACCCAGAGCATTTTCTAGGTGACTGCGGGCGATGTCAGCAACTTCTTGCCACTCTTTAATCTTGGCCAGAGCTTCTTTGTATTGCTTTAGCCATTGGGCAGTGTTGTCATCAAGAACGACAACACCTTTTTCTACTTGCATTGACATAGTTTCCCCCTAGTCATTTATTTAGTACCAACCGTTGCGTTGAAAGAACTCCCACGCAGAACACGGTGTTACGTGTCTGCGATGGATATACGCCAAGGTTGCTACGGTTTGTGCCACACCAGCTTGCGAATGTTTCATCCCAAGATTCTGATATGTACCTTTGAGAAGTTGTCCGATTCCACGGGCACTGCTCTTAGGATTTTTGGCCTGGGGATTCCACGCGGATTCCTTACCGACCAGTTTTGTGAAGCAACTGAATTGCTTCTTGGTTAGCAATTCCCGCGCTATCTGCTTTGGATTAACCTGCATCAGTGCTGGTCTTTCCTTGTAGATGACGGTGGCGGGAACTGCTTGTTGTGGTGCAAAGGCAGCATTGACAAACATTGATGTCATTGCTGAAACCCCGATGATGATGGCGATTCCTCGCCAGGTTTTTCGTCTGTTAGTTGTGATTGGATTTCTCCTTCCAATTTCACACCAGCACGCTTTAACACAGTTGTGACATAAGAGTGTTCAAGTTTTAATGCTGCTGCGATTTTTTTCGGTGTGCTACCCGACCCAAACATTGCGCGAACTCTTTCCGCGTTGTTGACACGTGAACCATTGCGAGCGTTTAACATACGCTTGCGTTGTTCCGTGGTGAAACCCGCCCATATTCCATAGGGGATTTCATTGTCGAGTGCATATTCCAAGCACTCCTTTCGTTCGATACAACCATCACACAATTGGCGGATGGCAGGGAGCGACTTTCGCTCTTCAGCACGTGATTCAGGAAAGAAGATATTTGCATCTTCAATGTCTCTGCATTTAGCTTCTGGTAATAAAGGAATTGTGGGAAGGAATTCAAAAAAACTCACAACCTCTCCTTTAGCCAGGAATCTAAATCCTGAACCACGAACGCCTTCTCAACAGAAGCATTGCGGCGTTTGATGACCACAAATGTTGGTGGAACTTCTGCAAGGTTACGCGCCTTGGCGTAATTCTTTGCTTCCACAACTGCTTCTTCCCAGAAGGCAGGCAAACTAATGGCCTTACGATTCTTTGCTTCAAGAATGTAAGTCTTACCGGCGATGATGACAACTAAATCACCTTCATCATCCTTGCCCGCTAATCGCAAACGTTCTGCGAAAACGCCTTTTGCTCTAAACCATTTGAGCAATGCGATTTCCCACATATTGCCGATGCGATTAGGGTTGGCCATTATTTCACCAATTCCAATTTGACGGGTTTGTTTTGCATTGCCCGTGTTTCCTTCACTGACATGATTAGTTGCTCCGCCAGGGTCAATGCCTCTGCCTCTGTCAACTTACCAATGCGCACGATGACATCCGGCATTCCGGCACGGACCTTATCAAGCCTGCGTGCGGCGTCCACGTCTTTGAGCGCATCAACTGATGCGAACTCTTTGAGTCCGGCAAGGTCAATGATGTTGACCTGTTCGACCACATCTTCTAGCAGGTCTAGGTTGGCATCCCGCTCTTCTAGGTAGATGGCAAACTCCCCATCACCTGTGGCGTGGACGCTAAATAGCGGCTCTCTGTGTCTCATTTGCGCTCCAATGCCTGCTTGATGCGCTTCTGCTTAGAATCCCAGTTCTGAGCATCTTTGATGGCCTTATCCAGCTCATCCTGGGTGAAGGCTAGGATTGCCCATACTAAGGTTCCCACAAGGCCGATTCCGGCCATAAACATAATCAGGTCCATTTGGACCCCCTTTCCGTTGCCATAAGTATGACCTATGGGTCTGACAGGGTACCCGCGACACGCCGGTGAGGTCAATCCTTGATTGTATTGACAATTGTATAGACAACTGATTGAATTCTCTTATTGGGGAAAGGCCCCAGGAAACGGAAGAAGAAAATGACAACAGTTGAAACCGCAAAAGCAATCAGAGCAGAACTAAAAGCAAAGTTCCCAACTTATAAGTTTTCAGTTCGTAAGACTTATGTTGGCGTAATCAATATCGAATACAACGGCGCACCTGAGATTCGTGAAGAACTTGAGCAAATTGCTAGAAACTATCGCGGATGGAACGAGTTCAACACCGATTATGTTTGGGTAAATGCTTACGGAAAGGCGGCTGCATAATGATTGACCTACTCTTTGGCACGCACGCTGGCGGTTGGCAGGCAATGTTTCAGTTCTGGTTCTGGGCAGGTATCGCAATCACAGTTGTTCTTCGCTGGATGAAAGGTCAGGAAAACAAATGAGCGCAATGGCAAACTTGCACCTTGAATTGACGATTGCAATGGAACACGTTGCAGACAAGTTGCGCCAGGCAACAGATGATGGCAGTGGCGAAGTTATGGAAGCCACTTGCAACACTGCCATTGAACTTCTACAGGTTTGCGCAAATGCGTTGGCGTATGTGCGTGAAGGGTCGCAAGAGGTGGCAAAAGGTGGAAAGTAGGCGCTGCCAGAAATGCGGTCAGATTGATTGGCAACAAGGTTTTCACATCCCGTGCAAATGCAACCGAAAGGAAAACAAATGAAGAAAATCAGGTCAGTTCGTGTAAGTGATGCGCTTTGGTACAAGGTAAAACTAAAGGCCAAAGAAGAAGATAAAAGTGTCAGTGAAGTGATTGTTGAACACTTGCGTGAATATGTAAAAGCCTAGAGATACGAAAAAAACCCCACACTGGAAAGGTGACAGTGTGGGGTTTTTCTTTATCGCTAGGGGATTAAAACTGTTTATCCTGTTTGCGTTTTATATCTGACAATTCAGCAGCAATGCTGAAGTATGCTGCACCATCAATGAATGTATCATCTTTTGAATATTCAAAGTTTTGCTGCAATCTTGCTATCTTCACCAGCGCCATACAAATCGCAACCTGCATTGGTGAAACTTCTGTCTCCAAGTATGCAGACCACAGAACCGAAATCCTGCGGTGGTTTTCATATGGTGTGCCATAATCATCTTGGCGGTCACCATACATCAACCGTTCTGCTTCTTTAAGAACTTCCCCCCGATTCATAATTTATTCCTCTTCTTCTAGGTCCTCAACATCAGTGTAAAGCGCAACTTCTGTTTTCTCATTCTCAACACGTTGAGCATACTCACCAAGGCCAAGAGCTGACAATACAAAGGCCACTGCAGCTTCAGTTGGCATCTCTGGTGAGAGCGCGGAAACTATCAGAGCGACTGCCGATGATACAAATGCCGCAACACGTGCAGGGTTTTTGTGAACAAATGATTTTAACTTTTCCATCTTTACTCCTTGAACTTGGGCTTGCCGAATCCCACGATTGAGATTGGCTCCGAACGCTTCAACTTGAATCGCTTTGGCTTCTTGTATGCGCGGGTCTTGAAGGCAACCATACCGCCATTGCGCTGGTCACCTTTAGAATCACCAGAGGTGTTGCCTTCAATTGTATGCACAATCCCCTTCTTAGCCTGCACACCAATCACAATCCCAACGTGTGAGATGCGGTCAACGCCATCGCCAGGAAAATCAAAGAAGGCGATGTCACCAGGCTCAGGGGTGGCGGTGGCGGCGTCCTGCCATTGCTTACGCGCTTGGAATGACTGCGCCCCTGCCGATGTAAGGATGACATTGGGGATGACAACGCCTGCCTTCTTAGAACACCACATCACAAACGACCCGCACCAGGGAAGGTAGTTAGCACCCATCTCTTTGCCAAACTTGGTTTCATTCTCTTTAGGGCCTTCAACATAACCGACTTCGCCCCAAGCAATCTGGATGAATCTGTCGCGTTGTGTCATTTTTTCTTCCTACGCTTTGGCGCATTTCCGGAAATTAGGATTGCATAAATCTCATCGACCCGCTCTTCAAGGCGTGTTACTTGGTCGCGCATACTAGAACCAGAGTTTGGCTTCAACTCTGTTAGGTAATGCTGCACTAACCATTTGACGCCATAGGCAAATGAGCCAACGAGCGTGCTAACTGCAACCGCTAAGGTTGCCATATCGAGCGGTGTCACGAATGTGTGTTTCCTTTCAGCAAGACCTGAGTTGCTTCAAACAGGTCTATATGGTCATCAATGGTTCTATGAATTGGAACAATTTCCCGTACAAGGTCCATTTTCCAACTTCTTGATTCTTGCAGCGAGGATGGCGTTTTCTTGTGCCATCGCACCAATTTGATTACGCATTGCTGTCAATATCTCATTGACATCAAGTTCTTCTGTCATCATTCCCCCTTAAGTGTTTGAATTTCTTTGTATAAATCTTGAATCAATGCCAACATACCTGGGATGATAAAACGCTCATTCCAAGAGTGTGGCCCGTCTTGTCCATAATCTGCAGCAATTGGATAGATTGCATCAACTTCTTCAGCAATAAAACCAGGCAGCATTGAATTAACACGGTCATCATTTGCTGACAGATAGCCTTCTTTGTAAGTAAAGGCACGCACTGGTAAATTAAGCAACTTCTTTGGGTCAATATCAAAGACTGTGTTTAGGTCAACGATATTCTCTTTGAATCTGATACTTGATGCGCTGGTTTCCTGAATTTCACCAATTGTTCCAGTAGCAACGCGCAGATTTGTGGCAGATGTTGATGTGCTGAGATTAGGTGCAAACATTGTGCTATTAAATGTTGCAGAACCGCTAACAGTCATTGCATTCAAAATAGCAATATCACCAACAACGTTGTTTCCGGTTGCTGTTGATGAAAATGAATAACTTGTGCTACCTGCTAATAAAGCAGTTGAAGATGTAACCTGAGTTTTTGGATACGTAGCACCTGAACCATCTGGTGTTGCACCATAATGCATAATGATGCCTGCAGTTCCTAATGGTACGATGTTACCAAACACGCTGCCAGATACTCTGAATTGCAATGCATTTGATGCTCCATTGAGAATAACTGCAGTGCTTCCAGATGATGTTTGAACTGTAAAACCAGTCAATGTTCCAGCAACCAATTTATCTGTTGTGATTGTACCGGCGGCGATTTGTGTTGCAGTAATGGTGCCTGCCGCAATTTGACTTGCTGTGATTGTATTGGCAGCAATGTTGCTTGCAGTAATTGTTGCTGCTGCTATCAATGAACCAGTAATGGTTGATGCAGCTATTTGGCTTGCTGTAATTGTTCCAGCTGCAATGTTGCTGGCAGTAATAGTTCCAGCGGCAATCTTTGTGCCAGTAATGGATGCAGCAGCGATGCGGTCTGCAGCTAGTGTGCCGGTTGAAATGTTTCCGGCATTAATATTTGAAACTGTAATGACAGAAGCATCAATTGTTCCAGCGGTTAATTTGTTTGCTGACAATGAAGCAATTGCATTATTGCCAAGATTGTTTGCGACCCAAGAAGAGCCATCCCAACGATAAATGCGGTTGTCATCATCTGTATCAAACCAGATGTCACCTACTGCAGAAGCAGTCGGTGTGCTGGTTTGTCTAAATACTTTGTTCTTGCCATCTGCAGTTGTTTGTGCAGCAGTTGCAGCAGCGGCGGCGGCAGTTGCAGCAGATTGAGCTGCAGCAATAGATGTATCTTGAACTGATGTCCAAGCTGAACCGTTCCAATAATACTGTTTGAATCCGGCATCAGTATCAAACCAGATGTCACCAACCTCTGATGCTGTCGGTGGCGATGCCTGGTAAAAGGTTTTGACCTTGCTATCTGCCGTGGCCTGGGCGGTGGCAATAGCATTGTCTTGAACACTTACCCAAGCACTGCCAGTCCAATAGTAAAGTTTGTTGCCATCGTCTGTGTCAAACCAAAGGTCACCAACATTCAAATCACCAGTTGGTGCTGTTGTTTGACGATAAATTTTGTTTTTACCATCTGCAGTTGTTTCAACATCAAAGAAGTTTTGCGCCAACCCATCTGTGGTGTCAGCAACCACTGGAACAACAGATGTGACAGTGAAATCAGCGGTCTGTGTAACCGTGATTGGCGTGTTCGTAATCTGTGGACATAATGGCATTGCTTACCCCTAGATTGTTATCGAATACGGATTGATTGGTGAAGTATGAAACGTCACTTTCCAATCCTGACTGGTAATTTTGTGGGTCATTCCTTCAATCACAAGGTTATATTGCAAACTGCGATTATCTACAGTTTTACGCTTCACACTTACCTGGTCACCAATTTCGCAGGCTAGAAAATCAGGATATAAAACACCAAGGTCTAATGCGCTAAAGTCAACCTGCTTCGCGTATGTTGTCGGTGTTGCCTGTTGGCGTGATTGATACAACGCAAGATTGGTTCCGCTGGTTTCACTCAAGATTGGTGCATCAAATTGCTTGGAAACTAAACCATAAGAATTTTTTGATGGATTGTAAGTTGATGTCACTTTAGCACTAGCACCACGGTCAACAATTGCCTGGTTCACAACATAGTAAGTTCCAGGGTCAACAACTAAGCCTTGATAATCAAGAGAATATGCATCACCTTGGTCGCTAAATAGCAACTGAGTTGGACGTGAGAATTTGTCTGCTAGTGGCACCAGCGTGGCAACGCCGCTGCGAGAGATATAAAAACGACCCGCAATGGCGTTCACGGCCTGGTTAATCATCTGCAGGCAGGATTTGCCTTGAATAGTCTTTTGAAGGGTTACAGAGCCACTGAGTGAGCGTGCAGAAGCAGACCAACCGGCATAATCCAACATTCTGCCAACGCGGGTTGCCGCTGTCTCTGAGAATTGAAGCGAAGCAAGGACGGGGGCCTGCGCATCGGCGATATACCCAAGGCCATCAACAAAAGTCATTGTCACTGTTGGATAATGACCTTGATTGACAACGCTTGATTCTAAATAGCCCTGATAAAGCGTATAGGCAGTTGATGACCAGGTGGCCTGAATACGCATCAACAAACCTGCCTTCAGGTTCGGATACCAGGTGCTTGATGCATT